CAGTCGTTCACTGTCAGGAAATACCTGCTGTCCGAGTGGAATGTTCTCGAACAGTCTTATGAACCGCTCGCCGTCGATGGACCTGAAAGTCTTTTGTTTGTTCCATCGCCTAAGGACTCTATAGCGTCCGATGTTGCGAGCCAAGATGAGTCAACTGATGAAGTTACCAGTACTATAGTTAGTGCTTCATCAGGGGCTGTTGGGCACAACCATGATGGTGGTGTGGAATGTTCTCCACCGGTTGTTGATCCAACTATTATCGACGGCGTCGCTGCCCGAGTGGAGCGACGTCTGAACCCGGTCATGGGTGAGTACGTGACCAACAAGGAGGCTTCCAAAGGAATTAGTTTAGGCAAGGTGCTGTTTGAGTTGCCCTGTCTCCCCGGGCCAACCATCAGTTCATGGTGGATTGGTCAGTGTCGACAGCCCTGCCCCCAAATGAGACGCATGTTTCAGGCTAATTTCTCGGTTGAGGCCTTGGCAATGCCTTCCACACATCCCCATCCCGAAGCCGCATCATTGCGCAGTGCTGTTAGTCGAGCCATAGACAATTTTGCCAGACAAGCTGGATTGGACGTGTATTCTGTATCTGCAAGCTCACGAGACGAAGGTGATCGCGAACGATTGTATCATAGCGTTCGAGATTATGCCCAACCATTCGCATTGGACGAAGTTGGACCAAATCATCTCTTGAAGTTTGTTGACGTGGATTACTATGCCGATCTCCCCAGATATTTGTCTTATGGACGCCCAACAATTCTGTACACGTTCGTGCCCATAGCTGCTGCTGGGCAAGTACCTGATGGATCCTACTCCATTAGGGAAGATCGAGTCACCGTCCGAGTTGACGGTGGCGCGTGTTATGAGCATGGTCTTTGGGATTTCAGTACTGATTTCATTACTGTAGGTGGTGCTCGAGGTCTGTGGGTGTACACTGTTGACCAGTTGTCTTTTACGGAAGATCCATCACGACGCGTGGTGGGTCTTTTCCCTGAAGTGTACATCCCATGGACGGCCGCCTGGCTGTGTAAGCGACAACCACTCCAACGCCGTACTCTGGAAAGGGATGGTGTTGTGCGTGTAGATTATCGTGAAGGATCAAGGGACATGGTTTCTCTAAGTCTAGCAGGGAGAGCCACGTCTGTGTCATTGCCCCTCAACCTATACGAGGCTATTGTCGTAAGACATAGCACCGCTAAATGGAAGGTGATATCGGATGTTGAACGATATTTGTCAAGCTCCGGCATTGATAGCCCATCTATCAATGCCGCTTTGTTATTTGAGATACTCAATAAGGGTGCTGGTTTTGAGCGTGATGTTCCAGTCACAGGCGTTGCTCATGTTGTGCGCAATGCTGATCATTAC